TGATGTGCAATTTTTTGCGAGTTTTAGGTCTCAAATCTGGTGTTTTTGCAAACTTTTGTTGTTTTTAACCCAAAATTTGCAAACTTTTGCGGTTTTTAATTTTTTCAGAAAATCTGATGCAGAGAATACGTGCAGTTTTCCACGCCTTTTAATCTCCATAAATATCATATTTTTAATGCTTTCTGTCATTTTTTTTGCCTCATCATTTTGTAGAAAAACAGCATATATTTTCTACAAAATAATTACAACTGACTCTTTAGATAAAAATCAAGATTATTTTGTAAAATGTGCTCTCAAAAGCACTTTATCCGGCTTAACTTGCTTTTGAAAGCACTTTACGCCTTTATATTTAGCCCATTTACCATTCCCGAAATTCCTACTGGTAACAATTCAGACATCAATTCCATATCAAGCCTCAACTTTTCAGACTAAGAAATCAAATGCATAAATCTCATATTTCCCCTTTCTTTTAGGCATAAAAAATGCCTCGGTAACTCCGAGGCGTTTTATTTTTTCTTTTTTGAAATTTTTTTGAGATAGATTATACCGCACAAATTTTGTTGAGCTGTTCTAGCATATATAACGGAATATCAAACAGATTATCGGATTTTTTGTAATCAGCCAGTGATGTCCTGATCATTTTATTCGGATTAAATTTTTCCTTATACACGTTCAGACTTTTAGCTTTCAGATTAATACCGGCTTTAACCTCTATCGGTATAATTTCGGCATCTAATTGTATAACAAAATCAATTTCAGCCCGACCGGCATCATTGGCCCAGTAGGCTATGTCAATATTTTGCATGGCTTTCATTTCCTGCAAAACGAACTGTTCGGTTATTGATCCCTTAAACTCTGTGAAAACTCTTGATCCCTCTAACAATGTTCGTATATCCAGATCCGATTTGGCGGACAGTAAACCTATATCCGACATAAATAGCTTAAAATTATTATATTCCTGATAGGCTTTGATTGGCAATGCAGGCTTGCTTAACCGCATTATTTGATACACCAATCCGCTATCTTTTAACCACTCCAATGCCGGATCATATTCTTTTGCTCGTGTTTTTGTATTTTCAATTTCGCTATAAATAAATTTTTTATTTTCTTTTGCCAATTGACGCGGAATAGAATCCCAAAGTTTTGTAACTTGTGGACGAATATCTTTGGGAATATGGTTAGAGAAATCTTGTTTATAATCACTCAAAATTCGATCTTGAATTTTTCTTACTTCTTGAAAATCTTTGTTTTCAACATACCTTTTGACGACTTCTGGCATTCCTCCGACATAAAAATATGTTTTTAGGTAGGCTACGATTTTATCTTTGAATATGTTTATCATCTGAAAATCATTGCTATTTATGAGTTCGCAGAGTTTTTCCTCCCCCAAAGCATCCAGAAATTCGCAAAATGTCATTGGGTACATATACATGGATTCAACTTTTCCAACCGGAAAAGAAACACCCTCGTGTATAGCCACGCCAAGCAAACTACCGGCCGCAATAACGTGATATTCCGGCATATCTTCGCAAAAATATTTTAAAGACGTTATAGCACGAGGACAAGCCTGAATCTCATCTATGATAATCAGCGTATCTTTTGTGATTTTTTTACGCATTTCCATTTCAATCGCGGTCACAATTTCCTGTGGATTCAACGTATTGTTAAAGACATTGGCAATTCGTGTGTTTTTCTCAAGATTTATGATGACATAATCAGAAAAATTCGTTTTGCCAAATTCTTCCATAAGCCATGTTTTGCCGACTTGACGTGCTCCGTATACCAATAACGGTTTACGATTTTTGCCGTTTTTCCATGTAATTAAATTTTGTAAAGCATATCTTTTCATGAGCTCTCCTAACATCTACAATATGCTTAATAACACTTTTCGGATGGAAAATCAAGCTGATTTTTACACTTTTCGGATGGAAAATAGTTAATATTCTGACACTTTTCGGACGGAAAACGGTTAACATTTTGACACTTTTCGGACGGAAAGTACAATAATCAACCGTAAAATTACCAGATATTACCAGATACTCTAGGATGAATTACCGGATGCTTCTTCGGTTTCTTCGGCTTGTTTGGTGGGGTGTTCCTTATTTTCGTTTAAGGATAAGCCAAGCTCTTGCAGTTTCTTTTGCTCTTTAACCCGCTGTTCAATGACTTCTTCCCAATCCAAACCCTGACTGGCACATTCTTCTTCCAACGTAGAAAGCCCGATCTCCATACGCAGTTGGCAGGCTTGAGCCTCTTTGACCGGATCAACCCAGCCGCGACCGGGGCCAATCCACTTACATCTGGTGTAAGCATAGCGGTTTTGATAAAAATCCGGTGCGTCAATCAAGCCCTTGTTGACGGCTTCTTCCAGCCACAATTCATAAACCGGTGTGGCCCAGCTGTTGGCAAGCCATGATCTTCGGCCATTGAAAAAACGCCACGCCTCCAGCAACGCTGCCCGAGCAGACGAATAATTGGTTTTGGAAAAGTCTTTTAACAGCAATTCATACGGAATATTTAAGCCCGTCCCTATGTGTCGCAGCACGTTTTCAATAAAACTGCCGTAGGCGGAATTGGGCCGACTTGGTGTAAACGGCGCAATTTTATCGCCTGGGAAGATCGGTATAATGGATCCGCCCTCCAATTTGACTTTCCAATCTTTTTTAGCGTTCAGATAGTCGTTACTGTCCCCACCGAACAATTCGTTCAACCCCTCGGCATCCATCGGTGTTTCAATAAAAGCCGCAATCATGGCATTGACAATCGCCGCTTGCAGTTCGCTACGCTCATAATGGTCCAACATCTTAAACATCGGCATAATGGACGTCAAAATCGGCTTACCTCTATGCTGTCCGATACGCTCAATATCATGGATATGCAACACCCGCCGTCTGCCGAAATCGGTATAGGCCGGAATACGCTCCCAAGTATCAAGCGCACCGCCAATCCAATAATCTCCGGGGTGGTTTTGGCGAATATGATACGCCACCGGCGCACCGTAACGATCAATTTCCATGCCGCTCCGCAAGGTTTTACTGTCCGTTGCACTATTGGGGTTAGACAGTCTGTCCGGCTCAATCAGCTGGATACAGGTATGAAACGGCCGATCTTTCAGCCACAAAGGCAAAGCTAGAGCTTCGCCGTTAATCAGGCACGATTTGAACACCAGCGTGGTTAGCCCGTTAAAATTAAGCGTTTTGGCCGCATCACAAGCGTTTGTTTCCGCCCAGCTCCGCCACAGACCTTCAACTTTGGCCTGCCATTGTTCTTCCCATTCTTTGGTTTTACCGAGGAGTTTATAATCCGGTTTCGCCGACAGTCTCAGCCCGACCCCGACAATGTTGTCATTTAAGGTTTGAATGGCACCGCTCGCGACACCATGATTACGCGCCAAATCCCGAGAACGCGAAACAATCGTTGCCAGCTCCGGCAATAAATCATTATCGGCCGAGCCTTTGACCGGCTGCCATGACGCAAGCTCCCTTGCTGCCGTTGAGGCTGAACTGTGTGCTGTATCTGTCATTGTTTATCTTCCAATAAGGTTTGTACAAAAACAAAATTACATATTGACATATTGTAAGGACTATTTATATATGTGGATATGCTTCTTGTTGCGTGCAGCAAGAAGGGGGTGAGGTTGTACACAACCAAAAACCCCCATTTTTTTATTCGCATTAGAAACTCACTTTTATAATTCTGCGTTTGGCATAAGGCGTGCCTTCGGCTGCGGCAAGCTGGGCTTTAAGCTCGGCAATATAGGCTTCCAGTGCCGTTCGGTTCGCTTGATTATAGCTCACCGAGCCGAAGTTCCCGACATTAACGCTGACTTCTTTAGCCCCGATCAGGAGCTTGTGATAGGCTTCTTCCGCCTCGGCAAGCCTTGTTTTGATGGTTTCAACATTCATTTTTACCTCATTTTGCTTAATCTACAGCCATGGATCATCAACTTTGGTCGGCTGCATTTGAATAAATCTCTGCGGTTTTGGGGCGTGATGCCGTTCACTTGCCAACGGAATAAGTGCCTCCAGCTCTTGCCAACTCCGCTCGCTCATACGGTCAAGCCCGTAAATGGCGGCAGCGGCTCGGGCATACACCCGACAGTCCAGAGCTTCGTTTCGGCGGGTCGGATCCTTTTCCCAGACGGCTTTGGGGTAACCATTGCTGATCTTAATCACCTGACGCTCCGCGGTCAGCTGTTTGAAGTATTCTTCGGCATATTCCGGAAAATGACACCATCCGAATGGTGATGCTTCTTCGCCGACACGCTCCATTTTCAGCCAGCGATAAAGCTCGGTTTTAATCACCGGTCCGGAAACGTTCCAGACTTTTAAGCCTTTTTTCTTGGTGTCGGCCTTAGAGGTGGAGAGGATCATGGCCGTATCGCGACTTTGTCCTTTGATTGCCACAACCGTATGCGGCTGACTTGCTCGCGCACCGGATCCTCCCCAAACCGCTTGCGTGTAGTCTTTGACAAAGCCGTAAACGTCTTGTGTCGCGTAACCTGAATCTACGCACATGACGCGGATCGGCATTGTCATTCCACTCGCATGCGGATAGTCCTTAAATAAAACGGCTTGCAGCTTTTTCCAAACATCAGGCCTTGCCGTATCACCGTCTAGTACAAAATATTCTACCGACCAACTCTGTTTTTGCCGTCCCCAAGCCACAACTTCGCACTCAATGCGGTCTTTTTGAATATCTACACCGGCCGTCAAGAACAATCCACCAGACGGAACCGTACCGATTTTATACGCTTCTCGCTTTTCATACAGGCGTTGCCACTCCGGCGCATCATTTTCCGCTTCATAGGTTTCACCCAAAATCGTATTGCGAAA